AACACCGCCATCACCGCAGGCACGAACTATGGACTCAGCGGTGCAAAGAACCACATCCTCACGGTCAAGGCCAATGTTATGGCAGAACTGCCCGGCATTGATTACCGCTGCGTCATTACCTATAAGGATGAAAGCACCGGCCTTTCCATCACCCATCCGCTGACCATTTCCTTCTCCCGTGTGGTCAATGGCAGCGGCATTGTTGACCTGCTCGTCACCACACCCAACGGCAATGTATTCAAGAACGAGGAGGTCGCAAGCCTGACCGCAAAGGCGGAGCTGTGGCGCGGCTCTACGGTAGACAGCACCAAGGTCAGCTACAAGTGGGCGGTCATGGACGGCAGTATTACCTCCACCACCTCCACCGGCTATGACGCAGACTTCGGCATCGGCTGGAGAAAGCTGTCGGATGCATCCGGACAGTATGCGGGAACGGCTACCGCAACGCTCACCATTTATGCCGCTGCAGTCAACAGCTACGCGGTATTCAAGTGCTGTGCGCAGGATACGGATTCCGCTTCCGCTTCCTACAACACGAAGTTCTTCGATGTGGCGACCTTTATCGACAACTCCGACCCGCTGCAGATCATCGTCACCTCTACGGGCGGCGATGTGTTCAAGAACGGCCAGGGCACGACTGTGCTGACCGCCGTCTGCTATCAGGCAGGCTCCGAGGTGGACGCAGCCGGAAACGGCAGTTACACCTGGACGAAGTACAACAAGGACGGTGTAGTCGATACCTCTTGGGGAACCAACGGCAGCAAGACCGGCAAGACCCTGTCGGTGTCCAGCGCCGATGTGGATACCAAGGCAACCTTTATGGTCGTTGTGGCACTTTAAGGAGGTGGTGAGATGATCGCATCAGCACAGTTCACGATTATCAGTCTCTGCGATGTGGTCACCTCGGACACGCCGCCGGAGAACCCCTATGAGGGGCAGCTCTGGGTGAATACTTCCGTGACCCCGCCGGAGACGAAGATATGGGACGGAAACGAATGGGTGGTGCAGAACGACATTGAAACGATCCGCACCACCATTTCCATCCTGACCGAGAAGGACGCACAGTTCCAGCAGACCATCGACGGGCTGAACAGCTATGTGGCGACCCTTACCGAAACGGTGGAAACAGTGTCCAATGACCAGGGTGTCCTGGAGGAACGGATACTGAATTCCGAGAGCAGGGTTTCGGAACTGGAACACACGGTGGACGGGCTGTCCGTCACCATGCAGGAGCAGTACATCGGCGGCATCAACTATGTGCAGAACTCTTCCGGGCTGAACGGCATCACGGATGATTGGAGCTACTCCGGTACGGTAAAAACAGATACCTCCACCGATACCCAGAACAACACCATTTCCGACTCCTGCTTTGTGCTGGGCGCATACTCCTCGTTGTCGCAGTACATCCGAGGGGTAGTCCCCGGCACTTATACGATCTCGGTCCGGGCAAAGAAAACCTCGACCATGTCCGGGTATTTCTATGTGACCTACAACGGAAACAAAACCAAGTACCTGTTCAATAAGTCCACGGCATTTGACTGGACGGATTACTCCGTAACGCTCACGGATGTGACTGACCCCACGTTGCGTATTTACTGCTACTGTCGGGATGCGTCCATCTACCTCGCGGACATCATGATCTCCGAAGGGGCGATACCCCGAAAGTGGACACCCGCACCCAACGAGATCTAC